AATATATACAACGAAAATTGATAAAATCGTTGTCATTAAAAATTTTGCGAATTTAACACATATAGGAACATTTATGATTAAATACACCATATAGATTTTATGATGTTACTGCTGCAATACCGCAATATATAGAAATAATAACGAATGTTATCTATTTATATACTTTAGAAATTGCAAAACCTTTTTATGACAAAATTGATGAATTGGTATGTCTATCTGACTATAAAAGTATATTAGGAATGCCACCTAAATCAGAATTAATTTATATCAGTTTTCCACAAATTATAGATGATAAGAAACGTATTGAAAGATTGCAAAGAATAATGCATACATTTGAAATTGACGAAGTAGATGTTGATCAATCTACATTTGATACAAAAAATATAGACGATAGTTGCTATGATTTAACGCCTCCAATGTATGGCAATGAAAGTATAGTATTTAAATATATACACGAACAGGTAGACGATCTGAGTAAAATAAACGAGATATCAATTGATAAATATATAATGACTTCGAAGAGAGATAGAGCGAAAAGAAAGAAAGCTACTTAATATTTAGATAATGCGGAAATAAATATTTTATCAAAATCATCAAAATTATAGTAATCAATTATAAATTTATTTTTTAAATTATCATTCAACATATTTTCTTTAATTTTATTTATAGACAACATATGAAAATGATAATGACTTGGGTGAATTTCTGATATAAATTTTGAATTAGGAATACAAAAAGGAAATGTAGAGGTATAAGTTTTAGCATTCATATATATAAGAAAATCGGCTTGTTTAATTATATTTTTACTTGATAAATCATATTTATTTGTATTTGTATCCGTAAATAATTTTAATATTTTTTCAGCTCCATTGCGTGTAATTAAATACATACCTGTTGAAAATAATCGTTCCGTGGGATTAAATTCAATAAAATTTATATTTTTTTTATAATAATTATTATAGATTTTATCGCATGCGCTGTCATCCAAAACCATCATTTGAAAGATATCAAAATCACTGGGCAATTCTTTAATCAGATTTTCAAAATCTATTTTAAATGGAAAATAGATATCATCTTCACATACTATGAAATAGTCTGCGCCGGAATTATAACCTTCTTTAATCGCTTGCAAATGTGAGGCACTGCAAGCATATTCGAATTTACAATCATTGCAATTATTATAAAAACAAGAACTATTACCACAAAAATACGGCGGTTTATCATTAATAACTATTGGTAATATTTCAGGTGTAATTGCGCGAATGCGTTGATTATCAATATTGAATTGTTTAAATTGCTGTTCCATAAATATACGCCTATGGACAGAATTATCTATATTGATCCAATAAAATTTAATATTCATAAATTAAATAAAAACAAAAATCTTATATATTTATTTTTCAATAAACATTCATACCGCAAGCGGAACTACCACAATATCCTCCTGAATTTTTGGCAACCGCTACTTTCTTGGCACGCGGTTTCTTTGGTTTATCCGCTTTAGTGGCTTTGGTAGCTGCTTTATCTGCTTTAGTTTTCTTTGGTTTATCCGCTTTAGCGGCTTTTTCAGCTTTAGTTTTCTTTGGTTTATCCGCTTTAGCTGCAGCTTTCTTTTCTTTTAGTACAGCTTCCTTTTCTTTCTTGGCAGCTTTCTTAGCAGCTTCCTTTTCTTTCTTGGCGGCTTTCTTAGCAGCTTCCTTTTCTTTCTTTTTTTGCGCAGCTTCCTTTTCTTTACGTGCGGCTTTCTTGGCAGCTTCCTTTTCTTTTAGTGCGGCTTTCTTGGCAGCTTCCTTTTCTTTTCGCGCGGCTTTCTTGGCAGCATCTTTTTCTTTATCAGCAACATTCTTTTGGAATGGTTTTAAATCTTCAGGAACCTCGGCGACGGCGATTTTAACTTTATTTGAAACCTTACGGAATACGTAAGGAGTATAATCGAACTCGGTTATTTCACTTGCACTGAATTTATGTTTTAGAGTAGTTTTGGGGTCATAGAGTGGATGAGAACCCGATGCTTGTTTTTTGCCCTTGCCTTTTGTTTTAGCATCGGCATTCATATTTACATTTAATATATGATTGCTGGCATTAATACGCAGAACTTGACCGTGGCGATTCATTATAATACGATTGTTGTCTTCGTCTTTATTGAAAATGATATAAGGAGTTTCTAATATTTCATTGGTAGCAGTATAAGCATATAATTTACGGTTAGAACCTTTGGTAATTTTTTGTATAATAAAATCAACTTTATCCGCGCGTGAACGAGTTTTTGCTAACAAATTAAAAAGTAAAGTAGCAGTTTTTAAGGCAGCACCATATGGGCTTTTAGAGATGAAGCGATGACCTGTTTCGCCAACACTTGATTTGAAAATAGTGAAACTATCATAACCTTCTAAAACTTCAGTGTTTTCATCAACTTTTGCACGCGGTTTTCTTACACCACCAGTTTGTTGTACTTCACGCTGACGTAAAAAATCATCGAATGACATAATTTTACTGCCACCTTGCTGCGTATCATCATTTCTAGCACCATCGGTCATTTCATCAACATCCATTTCTTCACCTTCACCGCCAAATATGTCATTTCCTCCATAACCACCATAAAAATCATTCATTCCATCTTGATTATTTTTATTCATTCTTTATATTTCTATATATAGAAAATATTTATTTTTAAAAATTATAAAATTTTTTTATTTTTTCATTTTGAATAAAAGAATTTTTGGAAAAATTAATCAATTTAATATTATTAATATTTGTTGCGCGCGATAGAGCCGTATATAATTGTCCGGATATAAATATATCATCTCCTAAATCTAATTCTAAGTAATCAATAGACGCACCTTGTGATTTGTGAATAGAAATAGCATAGGCTAGTTTTAAAGGCATAAATGATGTCAGAATATTCTTATTGTTATTATTAATATCTGTATAATATTCAATAACATGAGTATTGTCATTAATATCTTTAATAATTACATTTTTTTCATTTAATTCCATTATGACCCCTCGTGTACCATTAAATAATTTATTTTCAATCGATATATTTCTAATAACCATAACTTGCGCATGTAATGTTAATTCTATATCATAATTATCAATCTTTTCCGTTGATTTATTACAGAAAGCTTTGTATAATTTTTTTTCATTATTATTTTTTTTCAGAAGTTTATTAAATTCGTGATTATTAATTTTATCAACATTTTTATTTATAGGATATAAACGTGTTGGTTTAATTTTTTTATTTGCAAATTTAGTATTTTTAAGATTTTCGATTAGTTTAATAGTTTCTTCGCTTGGTCTGCCATTTCTAATTTCTTCTAAAATTTGTTGAAGAACATTATCATCTTTTTGTCGAATAAGTTCTGTTAAAATCACATATTTTAAATTTAATGTATTCCAGATTTCAGATGTAAAGCAATAATCACCGGAGATCGGCGGTAATTGATAGAAATCACCAACTAATAATAATTGAACACCGCCGAAGGGTTTATCGTTATTTTTAATAAGCATTAAAAGTTTATTAATAGTTTCAAATAAAACATCATCCATCATTGAAATTTCATCAATAATTAAGACTTTTAATTTTTTCAGTTTGTTAAATTTAGGAGTATATTTACATAAATTATTGAAAATCGCATTGGCGTCTTTAGAAATACCCATAAATAAAAAGGAATGAATAGTTTGTCCATTGATTAAAACAGATGCACATCCAGTTAAAGCAGTTAAACCATATTCAATATTATTTTTATCAAGATAATGAATGATACTTTTAAGAGTATATGATTTACCAGTTCCTGCAGAACCAGTTAAAAATACATTATGACCTTGTTTAATCATTTCATATGCTTCTTTTTGCTTATCATTCATTTTTACTATATTATAATATTAGCAATAATACTAAATCATTTTTTGGAAAAATAAAAAATGATTTAGTATTAATATTATCAATTACATATGACAATACTTAGTCCAATTAATATAAATATTAATGCAGCAAAACCAATTATTTTAATAGACCAAAGTTATTATATATTCAATCGTTATTATGCAACATATAATTGGTATAGAAGAAAAAACGATACCGAATTCGATTATGAGAACATAGATGAAAATAGTGAGTTTATATTAGCATTTTTCCGACATTTCGAAAGTGATATGATAAAATTAATAAAGAAATATAAAACGATTAAATCGAATATTATTTTCTGTATAGATTGTTGTCGAACAGATATTTGGCGAAATGAAATTTATCCGAATTATAAAATGTCAAGAAGTAAAAAAACGAATTTCAATAGTATTGTATTTAAATTATTTAAAAATTATATATCCAATTATGATTATAATTATTGTGAATATAACAATTTAGAAGCAGATGACGTTGTTTATTTAATACAAAAGAAAATAAAAGAAGAATTTACGAATTATCAGATAGTTATTATTACAAATGATAATGATTATTTACAGATGTATGATACAAATATAAGTATCTATAATATGCAATTCAACGATTTATCATTGAAAATTAAGAATAATCCAATGATTGAATTAGAATTTAAAATTATATATGGTGATAAAAGTGATAATATACAGAAAATACAGACAGGATTAAATAAGAATAATGCATTAAAACTCGCAATGATGAGTTATGATGATAAAATAAAATATTTAATCGATAATAATGTATTGGAAAATTATAAATTAAATAAAAAATTGGTCGATCTAAATGAAATTCCAGAAACTTTAATGATTTCTTTTAATAATAAATATAATATTATTAAAAAGTAATGTCTCCGAATGCTTTTGTTGATATGATAATCAATAGGACAATTACGGTTTTTTTTTATTGGCTTTCTCATAATTTTTATATATTAATTGTTTTCATCATGAATTTAGCAGGAATTCATGGTATTCTATTCGATTTCGAATTTTTGGGTTCTGATTGGCTCGGATATGTTATGTTATGGGTATTATTTTTTGCAGGTATATTTTTATGTTTAGTATTATCAGTTTTATCGTGGATATTTGCATTATGGATGTCTGTTATAATTTTTGTTCCTTTTGTAATTATTATACCAATTCCTATTATACCATTCATGATACCAATACCTTTAAAATTAGTAATATTAGAATATGTTCCGCCATTTAAATTATTAACAGATCGTGGTGTATTACCATATATGAGAAAAATCATTTTCCGATTTTTATTTTCAGAAGATGCACTTAAAAAGAAATTTTCGAATTCATTAGGAGATACCTATGGTTTTCTTTATAATGAACTCAAGACTATTCTAGGAGATATTTTTAAAAATGTTATGACCGAACCTGAACCAGTTATAATTTCAAAAGATTTACAAGACGATGATTATGCTGTCGATATTTCAAGTGAAGGACAAGAAGAAACGAAGAAACAAAAAGAAACCGAAGCATCCCCTGAAAATAAAAAAATACAAGATTTAATTGACGAAGAATTGAAAGTTTGTTTAAGGTCAAAACAAAGTTTTACACCAAGTGATGCATCGAGTATAGGATCTTTATATAGCAGTATGCCTAGTGCGAGTGTTTATGCTAGCTGTTATGCATCAAGTATTAAGTCATATGTAGATAATAAATTATAAATATTATTTATAAAATGGATAGTATCGAATTCGTAGTACTACTAAGTGTAATAATTGTCGTATTGAATTTATTTTTCGTATTTTGGTATTTAATATACGAAGATTGTATAAAAAGACCAGCGGTAGGAAAAAAACCAATTTTCTTACCTGAGGGATTGGCAGATTTTATTAGAAGTAATTATTCGCAATTTTTAAGTATAACTCGACCAATTTTTATTGCAATCGTTGTATTTTATATTATATTTTATGTATTTTATTTAATAATTATTTTCATAATACCCGAAACAGGTATTGCTACATTATTTATACCAGTACGAGAATTATTATTAAAAATACCACCATTTCCACAATTAATAAAATACGGAGTTATAAAATTGATGGATGATATTGTAATGGTGTCTGGACTTAAAGGACATTTATTAAGATTTTTTACATTCAATAAGGCTCTTTTCGTATTTTCAAAAGAAAATATAAAAAGGATATTTAATTATCTATTTCCGAAATTAGGAGATAAAATAGTTGAAGCTATGAATGTTAAAGAAGAGGAAGAAAATAATGATAATAAACGTATAGAACCTGAATTAGATCCAAAAAATAAAGTTTATAAAAAAATTGAAGCGGAAACAGATATATGTGCCTCAAATAAATTAATTAATATTACTCCAGATATGACAGAAGGCGAAATGCAAAATGCAAGATTTAAAAATACAATGATAACTGCAAATTGTCATTCTAAGTCTGTTGGTAAATATATTCGTTCAAATAATTAAAAAATAATTAAATATATAGAATTATGATTAATCTTAAATTATTGATTAGTAATTTTTATAATATTCTAAATACAAAACAGACATTCTTCGAGATATTATTAAATTTAACCTTCGTATTAATATTATTGATAATTGCAGTTATTTTTTATTGGGATAATATTAATCGTAAAATAATAAATACAAGTAGATGTAAAATAGTAATGAATAATGAAGATAATATATTTAATTTAGATATTTACAATAGTACTAATACTAGCAAATTATTAAAAATAAGTTATGATAATACAAAGAAACATAATGTTAAAATAGATTGCGCTTGTCCCGTTGGAAATACTGTAAATGAGTTTAGAGTACCTTATTATAATTATGAAGACCAAAAACTTGAAAAAGATTTATATAAATATTGCAGATGTGATGCCAGTTATAGCGATGACATTGTAAAAAATAATTATAAATATGAGGGAGATGCATTTTTACAAGATTATTATAAAGAAGTTTTTAAAGATATCGATAATGTTGAAAAAGATAAGCGGTTAATATTCCCCTCATAATATTTATTCTATTCATTGGAACAATTGACAGACCAGTTGGTATATAAAGAAAAATGGAACTTTTACAATTTAATTTCTTTTTAAATGGCAATATTTATTCTATTCATTGGAACCATTAACAGACCTGTTGGTATATAAAGAACTTTGGAAAGAAAAATGGAACTTTTTCAAAATAAAAATAATTTAATTTCTTTTTCTTTTTTCTAAAAACGGCAATATTTATTCCGTTTATTGGAACCATTAACAGACCTGTTGGTATAGAAAGAACGTTGGAAAGAAAAATGGAACTTTTCTAAAATAAAAATAATTTATTTTCTTTTTTTTAAAATAGCAATATTTATTCCGTTTATTGGAACCAATAACAGACCTGTTGGTATA